CACGCCCTTATTTTCCAGCAACGTCACAATGGCCTGCCGGCGTTGTTTCAGGATATCGAGAACTTCACTCCATTCGATAGCAATGCCGTCATGGCAAGTAATGGTGACGCGTTCGGTTTCGTCGATGCCGGAAAAGGCTTGGATATCGATTTGTGCCTTGACATATTTCTCGCACAAATCGCGCAACTCGGCGACGGCTTCAACGCTGCGGACCATGATGCCGGTAGTGGGTTGTTCGACGTTCATAATACATTCTCGTTGGTTCTTGAGTGATGGGCCGAGCGTCGGCCGCCCGGCCGTCCTTGGTCAGTCTAAGCTCATCAGTGCGCGGCGCGCAACTCCGATGCCGTGGGTGTGTGCTCGGTAGCCCAGGCGTCGCATTGCGCATCCGACAGTCGGCGTTCCGCACGGCAAACATCCACATTCATCTCGTGGATTTCGGCAAGCTCGCCGTTGATGGCTTGTCCCTCAAATCCAGGATGGTTTTTCGCCAGCGCCTCCAGGGCGAACGCCAGGCGATCACGGTAATCAGCTGATCGCAGGTTGTAACACTGCTGATCGCCATGGCCATGGCCGGCTACGATGGCAGCGCCAAAGGCCGCGGCACCGACTTGGGACGTCGAATCGCAATTGTCCTGGGCCGCGCTGGAAGCGTAGCCGCCGACCATCAAATCCGGCGATACGCCGCTGACGTGTTGGCTGGAATGGGTATTCGCTGGGACGTTGGTAACGGGCGCATAGGTGAGCGCTGATTGCGCGCCGGCCGTCTGCGACTGGTGCGGGGATGCGTTGGCCATGCTGCTGGATTGACTGCCGGAAATGGCGCCAGTCTGCTGCGCCTGGGCAATGCCGGAAAGGAGGAAAAGCCCTACAGCGAAAAGAACGGTCTTCATGGTAGTATTACCCCTGGTTGGGTAGGTGAGTGGTCCTGCCAAAAGGGGCGCCGGTCATCTGGCGCCCCTTTTTCATGGGTGCTGCGTTACGAGATCCTTACAGACCGCCCCAGCCGCTAAGGGTGCCGAAGCCGCCTGTGGACCCGGACAAACCCCAGCTGCCCGCCGATGCGCCACCCGACGCCTTACCGCCGCCGGTCTGCCGCGATACCACCGATGCGCCGGATTGGCTCTGAAAGCCCGATTGCTGATCGACACCCCCATGGCCGAACGTACCGCCGGCAACGGCTTCGCCGGTCGTGATGGATTGACTCATGACGCTTGCGGACCCGTTGCCGGTGCTGCTGACGCTGGCGCTGCTGGAGCCCTGGGAAAACGTGGCCGCGCCGGACAGTTGACCGCCTACGGAAACGCCGGAACCGCCGCCGGAATGGTCGTGGGCGGCGGCGGGCGTGGAGACGAGGAAGGAAACGAGCATGGCCACGATCAAGGCCAACAGCAAATGAAAACGCGACTTCATGATAAACACCTCACTGTGATTGGGAGAAAGCCGCTTACGGATACGGCGATCCAGACGGCATGCCTGGACCCGAAAACATGAAACCGATGGAGCAATTATTCTGGAGTGATTCTGAACGTAGGGCGTATCCTAACGTTTACTTTCGGCCGACGCAATAGCAAATTTCAAATCAAGTGCGGTCACTATTTTGGCGATGGTTTCAAAGCGCGGTTGGGCGCCAGGTCGAAAAGGCTTGTAAAGCGCCTCGCGCTGCAATCCGGTGCGTCGCGCAATCTCGCTCATGCCGACCTTGCGGCATTCGTCTGAAAGAATCTGAAGAAAGGCCGACTGATCGTCATTCATCAGGGCTTTGTTGATATCGCGGATTTGCATTGCGGTGGTCATAGTCTAATTGTCCAGATCAATAATGCGAGTACACCAACCAACCTTAGCATTTTCTTGTAGCCAAGAATCGGCCTTCTCCACCGACTCAAAAACTCGATTGTCGCCGTACTCATCGACAAGAATGCTCGCTAATTCTTCGTCATCAACATTCATCAAGATAATTGCGCTCATATCGTTTGCCCTGTAAGGAAATGCTGCGTTTCGATGTACTTTAGCAGCTTATTCAAGGCTGCTGTTTCCATATCCCATGCTTTGCGCGATCCAACACCGGTCTTTTGACTGATTGCGGCATAGCTGTAACCCTGCGCACGCAATTGGATGATTTCCGTTTCCTTCTGCGTTAACGTTGGCAATGCGAAGGCCGCATTGTGACGTTTGCGCTGGCGATAGGTGGGCGCGACGGTCACGAAACGACCCATCCTTTTGATTGTTCAATTAGCGCATGAAACGTCTTGATCGTCCGCGGCAGCATGGATTTTTCGTTGTCCTTGAGCCACGTCTCAAGCACTTCATGCGGCGGGATTTTTCGTGGCGGCGCATAACTTGTTTTGTACGATGATGACGCGCTGACGTTGGCGTAATACGCGCTGCCGCCGAGATAGACGGTCATGCCTCGCTTTACCAGCGCATTCAATTCGTCCTGAGTCTTTGCGATGACTTTTCCTTTGTAATGTGCCTGGAAATGGCGATAGCATGCCTCTTTGATCACGTCTTCAGACGAATATTCCGCCCAACTCAAATCGGCAATATTGTCGTGAATGAGTTGGGCAATTTTGTCGTGCTGACCGGTGGCGAACCAAATATCCTTGGTTGCAATTTTCAAGTCCCAATTGTTCACCGTCTTACGATCACGCTCCAATTGAATGTAACGCGGATCGAAGTTGTAACCATACTTCATTTCAGTATCGCAGATGAACAAACCACCGACGTAAAGTTTGCCAGGGCGCGAAGGCAAGATTTCGCCTCGTGACGTTTTGATTTTGTCAGTCTGATCCGGCTGCATGAATAGACACGAATCGATCACGGCCTGTTGCTCTTCTTCCGTCATATCGCCGATGGCGAATTCGAGCGCATCAGTCTGATCGATCTCATCTTCGAGGATGTGTAGGGTTTCAGTGCCGAACATGGGCGACATGCGGAAGATCGGCGACCAGCATTTGTCGCCGTTGTAGATCGACAACGTCTTGCCTTCACGCGCGAGCACCAGCATGGCGAGCTTGTAGCCTTCGCCGAATTGTCCGATTTGATCATCATCGTCCGCCTTGCTGGTTCGCCCCAAAACCAAAGTGGATGCGTCCAGGCGCACGCCACGGCTGATGATGCGCAGAGTCGATCCGTTAAACGAGTATTCGAAAGGAGCTGGCGAATCGATACCGTTTTGGATCAATTCGCGCACGGCTTCCACGACACCCCACGCTTGCACGTAGTTCCGGCACAGCGCGAGTTCATAGGTTTTCTTGGCAAGCATGGACGGGCTCCGGTTCTGTAAAATTCTAGGGGTTCTGGCGAATCAACTGTAATCGTACAGGCACGCCATGCCGGATTGCAAGTCGGGAGATATGCCAGCGGATGAAATAGGCGTTTCCGGCCACGATATGGCGCTCTTCATGCCATCCTGGTCCTTGCATGATTCCTCCACGGTAATAGGCACGTACAACTACGAAACAAGAAATATTGCTGCGATGATCGACGCGTACGATCTCTTCAACTGGGATGGAAATTCGTTTGCTATAGGCATATCGATGCGATCTTGTTCGATAGCGTGATTCATGAAGATATAGCGTGACGTTCATGCCCAAGCCTCGCGGCGTTCTGCCTCTTCGGCCGTCCAATGGGGATTGTTGACGCACCAGCCCGAGCCCCGACGGTGAGGGAACCCATAGTTTTCGCATTGACAAACTCTTTTCTTAGGATGTTCTCTTCGACTGTCGCGATACAAATCAACGCGCCATGTTTGCGGGGGAGACTTTCCTTCTCGATAAGCTTTCCTGAGCGCTTTTTTCTCGCCGCGACAATGGCAACGAGGAATGCGAATCAAACGGGTAGGATGCATGGAAATACGTCGGCGCGCACCACAGAAACGGCAACGACAAGGATAGGAGCGATCACGAATGATCATTTGGCGAGTGCCTATTTCTCCACCAATTACCAAATTGTTTTAATCGATTGGAAAATGGCATACGTTCGTATTTTACGACACGCACCGTTCGTGGAAGATCCTTGGTAAGATCCATACCTTGCCATGTCTTGACCATGGCATTATCAAGTGCCATGTGAAGCTGATCGAGTGCCGGAAAATGCTTGCGTGCTTCGATTAGTTCAGGACGGATCGAGTCTTCTACCGGAACATCCGCCATCATAAGCCGAAGCTTGGAAAACACCTTGCGCGGGTTTCCAGATGGAACGTCGATGATGGCGCACAACTTGCGCCAATCGGCTTCTTTATTAGCCAACTCCAACGCCAATCGATCAACTTTGTTTTGCAGCGCCGTCATGGCGGCCTTTTCTTCGTTGGTCATCATGATGGTCACACCGGCCGAATGCCGGTCGCTTCCAGCAATGCATCAATGAAATCTTCCTTGATAAAGGCTTCGCCGGCATAACTGGGATCGCTAGGATCTGCAACGATATGAAACGTCAACAGATCGCCATCACGCTCGCGAGGCAGCCCGGTATCCAGGCGCATATGTGTCAAGGCCTCAACATCTCTGCGTGAAAGGTTTTCGAGTTGACGCTGTTGCGCGGTGGTCAGGTTGCCGATGAAGATGGACGCCTTGACGACTATCGTTGATTCTTTCATGGGGTAGGGTGACGCTTCGAAGAAGAAGGACATAGCATGAACCATGCTCCGAATTCTGGCACTACGTTTTAGGGAGTGTGCGGGCAAGCGCATCGACATACAAGCGCAAAGATTTATCCGACGCCGTCATCCAAGCCTTCCGGCCCGTTTTCCGACGGTAGCCGCATATCACTGATCCCAACGACACGCCGGCTATCTGGCAGCATTGGCGCGCCAAGGGCATCGATAGGGTCAGCAGCGGGTATGTTTCGGAGGTAGTAGCGAGTTTCACGTACGATCCCCAGGCGCTTCATTACATAATCCGGCGGCTGCCATGGATGGCCGCTTAACATGCGAGCAAAAGACGTTTGATCGCATGCCGCCTTTTTCGCTGCAAGGCGCAATGAACGATTGTGTTTTTCTAAAAATCGTTGCGCTGCTTCGCGCAAGCTGATTTCTTCCAGCATATGCGGCACAGAAACATAAACCGCTTCGAATTGCCGGATAAATTCGGCAATCGCTTCGGCTTCGGTCCACGACCGCTCGGGAAAATTGCGGCGCATGATAACCGCCGCATAATTCTCATCGATCGTAGTAAATTCTTCATGCTGTGCGCAATCTACCAATAGGCGATATTTGAGATAGCGCATTACGCAAACGCCTTATCGGGATTGGTAAGTACGCGCGCGACAAAATCGGTCAACTGTTCATCGCGAAATGACCAGCCTTCGATCGGCCCGAAATTCGGGACATCGCTGCGATAACGCATGGCGCCGCAAGCGTCCGCCAGGGCATCCACGTCGATAAGAGGATGGGCGCTGACCAGGTTCTCGGCCCTCGGCGCTGGCGGCGGCGGAGTGGGCTGTAGGGGCGGCAGCGTGTCGCCGGTCGCCAATGTCGTTTCTACGCCGCTCATGGCCTTTTTGAGACGCTGAGTCGCGGCCAGAAACCGTTTCATGTCGGGGTCGTTGGCCAATTCGGGGTCTGCGGCTTGAGCTTCGCAAAATCCTTTTTCAGCGTCCAACTCATTGATGACCGTTGCTGCAATAGCAAGATCGTTGAAGATATCGCGGATCTTCAGGAGGCGTGTTGACCAGGGTGAATCGGGCACCAGGGCCGCGAAAAGCTCGAAGGTTTCGTCGGTAGTGATGCGCTTGCCGGCTGGCGTGGGCTCTTTGGTGACACGGTTGACGGCTTGTTCGTGGTTCATTGGCTCCCCTCGGGTTCTGTGTCGTTCTGATGTAAGCGTAAGGGTACAGATTAGGAGATGTCAATGGGGCGTTGAGATAGGGAACGCTGATGCTGGCGTGACGATGTCATCAAGGCGGCTTATACTGCCGGCAAGCCCGTTGACTCCCTGGCATGCATGTATCAGCTCAATCCTTTCTTACGGGGTTTCTGGACGACTCCGGCGCGCACCAAAGTATTGGAGGGCGGACGTGCCTCAAGCAAGAGCCATGACGCAGCAGGGTTTGCCGTTTATTTGGCTGCAAACTACACACTGAAGTTCATGTGTGCGCGCCAATTCCAGAACAGGATCAGCGAGTCGGTATACGTTCTACTTAAGAACAAAATCGAAGAGAGTGAATACCGCGATGAATTTGAAATTCTGAAAAACACCATCAGGCACAAGCGAACGGGGAGTTCTTTTGTGTTTTATGGGATTGCGAGAAATTTGGCTGAAATAAAATCGGCAGAAGGAATTGATATTCTTTGGTTGGAGGAAGCGCAATACCTAACTGAAGATCAATGGATGACGATCGAACCGACGATTCGTAAACAAGGGTCGCAAATTTGGATCATTTTCAATCCTGACGAATATCTTGATTTCGTATATCAAAAATTCGTAGTAAATACGCCAGACGATTGTCTGCACAAAACGATCAATTGGGATAACAATCCATTTTTAAGTGAAACGTCATTAAAGATTATTCGCGCCATGTATCGGGACGATCCCGAAATGGCCGAACATGTTTACGGCGGCAAGCCGAAAATGGGCCAGGACAAGTCAGTTATTCCTTTGCTTTATGTGCTTGCCGCAGTGGATGCTCATAAAGTCCATAACGAACGCGAGAAATTGAAGCCAGAAGGAGATCGAAAGTTATGGCTACCTGGAGGAAAGAAGCGAATTGGATTTGACATCGCCGACGATGGCGATGATCTTTGTGCGACGATCGAATACGATAACAATATTGCGATTGGCAGTGATGAATGGCAAGGGCTGGAAGACGAATTATTAAAATCGTCACAGCGTGTTTATGAGCGAGCGTTGATTTTGAACGCAGACATCACTTTTGATTCAATTGGCGTTGGCGCAAATGCCGGTCCGAAATTCAAAGAGATGAATGAGGCGCGTGGCTTGCATGTGAATTATGACCCATTTAATGCTGGGTCAGGCGTTGACGATCCTGACGGCATATATATGAAATTGCCGCACATGGCAATTACGAACAAGCAACAATTCGCAAATATTAAAGCTCAGAAATGGCGGGATGTTTCTAACCGTTTTCGAAAAACGTACGAATATATTGTCAAAGGTGTTAATCATCCAATCGAAGAAATGATTTCCATCGATTCGTCCGGATTTAATCACAAACGATTGCAAAAGCTTCAAAAAGAATTAAGTGCGCCTCGCAAAGACAAGGATCATCGCGGACTTGAGAAAGTAGAGTCAAAAGAAGACATGCGCAAGCGCGGCATTAAATCGCCAAACTTGGCAGACGCCTTCATCATGGCCTTCATCAAACCCAAACGCAATCCGAAAGGATTCTTTACTTGATCAAACGCGCAAGCGCCACGCCAATGGCCACGCCGAACGTAAAGACTGCGAAAAGAGCGCCATGCCTCAGATAGTCGTCGCGCTTGTGCTTGGCTTCGGGAGTGTCCACGAAGCCTTTTGCATGAAATTTAATCGGTTGCTCGTTCATCAGAAAAATTTCCCACGGCAGATAGGGCCGATGCCTAGTTTAATGGAAAGCGCGTTAGTGAGTTCCCGACCACAACACGAACAGATCCCAAATCGGCGACCATAGGCCACAGCAGCTTGCTCAGGATCGGCGCAGGCTGCGACGATTTCCGCTTCAATCACTTCGCTGCAATCGCGTGAGCGGATAAATTTTCCACCAAGGATTTTGCCGTAATAATCGTCCGTCTCTTTGTCTTTGACATAGATCGCGCCGGCATTCTTTCCGTTTGGCGATGCCAACATGAGAACGAAAGACCGATTGGCGCCGGCAAGACGCAGTTTGGGAGCGCGAATGCCTTTTTCCTTGGCGCGTGCCAGTGCATCGGCAACGGCATTAATACGGATGACAGGCGCAGCCTCCGTCTTCTTGCCAAATTCTATTTGGCGCTGAACAAAAGTCGCCTGACGCTTTTCGGCAGCCTCTAGGCAACGTTGCACAGCCGCTAACTGGCGTTCGGTCAAATCGCCATAGCGCCGAACGGCCTCTTTCATGGCCAAGGCAAATTCGAAGTCGGTGTTATTCCACCAAGCAGCGATGGCCGGATACTTCGCCTCGAAGGCCAAGAAAGCATTCGCTGCAATGGCAGTCTTGCGCGCCGCGGCAGCCGCCCTATTCTTGGTGCGGGTGGTGGCGTCCGTCTTGAATGATAGTTTGCCCGTGCCTTTGCATTTGAAGCACTCCCGGCCATAGAGAGACCAGCCGCCGCGCCAGTGACCCGTTCCGTTGCATTTGGGGCAATCTTCGACGTGGATCGAGCCGCGGGAGACTTCATTAAGGGTGGCCGGAAGGGCGGACGGCCCATTTACCGGGCCGTTGAGGGTTTCCAGGTCATCGAAACGAACTGTCATGGCGCTAGCTCCATTCTTGGTGGATTCTGCGTCGTATCCTAACGATTACTTTTGGAGTTGTCAATAGGCCGTGGCGATCACGCGGCAGTGTCATGTATTCTACGCCCGCATCACACTAGGGATTCCCCATGCTCCAGGCCATTAAGCGGTTCTTTGCGAGCCCCGCCCCTACTCCTACTGCCTCTGAGCAGGAAGAGGCCAAACTCCAGCGAATTCGCCAGGCGGACCCCTTAGACCCTTTCGCGGCGATCGCCCGGGCAGAGCATGCCCTCAAAGGGTTCGGAGGCAATCAAATGCCGAACCCGATCAAAGTCACTGCAAAAAACTTCCCGCATCTGGATCTGTTGCCCGAAAACGTGGTAGCCAGCTTCGACGAAGACGGCATGGAAAGCTATTTGACCGATAGCGATTTGAAGCATGCCGTTATAGGAGACAATGCGTCCGCCATCAACGCAATTGTCATGGATGACAGTTCAACCTTGCCGGCCGATATGGGCTTTGGCATGGGGAGTGGCCTTCTGGCGTCGCAGATCGCCAATCCCGCTGTGCTTTCCTGGTACATGCAGCAATCGTTTATCGGTTGGCAAGCGTGCGCGATCATCGCGCAGCATTGGTTAATCGATAAAGCCTGTACGATGCCAGGGGATGATGCGTGTCGGAACGGCTGGGTTCTTAAAACAAAGTCGGGAGATGATCTTAGCGCCGAACAGAACGAGCTTCTGACATCTCTTGATGTTGAATTTAAGGTAATGGAAAACCTTTCCGAATTCAATCGTTTCAAAAACATTTTCGGCATTCGAGTCGCCATCTTTGAAGTCGATAGCGACGATCCTAAATATTATGAAAAACCATTCAATATCGACGGTATTAAGCCTGGCAGTTATAAAGGAATTTCTCAGGTCGACCCATATTGGATGATGCCTTTATTGACGTCACAGTCAACAACCGACCCATCCAGCCGTTTCTTTTATGAGCCG